GAGTAAACCCAGATGTATTTCTAAATAATGCAGTCAATTTATTATCACAGTCTTCTAGCATTGCCGATATTGTTGGCACAATGCAGAGATTGCAGTCCGACACTTCATTGTTTGGACTAGAAACTCTAGCCGCTGTAAATATACCAATCAAGACGCCTTTTGGCGATGTTTCAATTTCAGTTGATGCTTCTGGTGCTATTCAGAGCTTAATCCCAGAACCTGTGCAGAAAGCAATAGGTGCATTTTCAACTCTATTATCATCGCCTACACAGTTTCCTGGTGTCGTGTTCGGGCAAAATATGTTTGGCGGTGCCTCTCAAGTCATGAGTGAAGTATCGCAAAGATTATCACCAGAGTTTCAGCAGGTATTCAAAGATAGAATGGAAACGGCAGTTGCTAGTGGATCAGCACCTAGAACTAAGCTAAACGATATAATGAAAAAGATTAATACTGGAATAGATGTGTTATCATAATGGCAGACGATTATAAAAAAACACCGACTACTTTTGATATTCCGCCCGATGCGACTACGCAAAAAGGTGCTGGTGTATACCCAAACTTTGATATCAAGAAGACACGCTCAGGACATACGCTGATATTTGATGACTCGGAAGGTGCTGAGTCAATTACTATCAAGCATCGCGGCGGATCATATATTCAGTGGGATCCAAAAGGTCAAGTTGTTATTGGCGCTGGTTCTGGCATGTATACGTTCGTTCTTGGTGAGAACCGCATTGTTGTGACAGGCTCTCATGATTTGGTCGTTAAGGGCGACTGTTCCATGAGAGTCGATGGTGATTATAATACCACAGTTGCAGGCAATATGAATTTGGCTGTAGAAGGTGATATGATCGTACAAGCCAAAAGTCTGAATCAAATGATTAAAGAAAATATTGACACTTCAGCAAAGAATATGGCAACAAAGATTGAAGGGTCAACTGAAATTACCACTCACGGACTAACGACGATTGCATCTGATGCTGGTATGACTCTTGCATCTACTGGCGGTAATATTGGTGTAAAAGCTGGTGGTGATATAGGAATAAAAGCGACTGGTCTTGGCTTCATGCAAACAGGCGGCACGTTCAATATCAAGGGCGGTGGTGCTATGAAAGTTCAATCTTCTGGTAAAATGTCTATGAAGGGTGGCTCTATTGCTATGGAAGGTTCTACAATTGACCTCAACTCAGGCAATGCTGATTCTGCCGACAATGCGTCTATCACGCATAAAAAAGGATAATAAATAACAGATGGCATTTAAAACAAGAGAAAACGACTATTCCGATCTGGATCTAGATTTTGTTCCTCATGAAACCACAAAAGATGTGGTTATCAGAAAGGGCGATGATGCTATTCAGCGATCAGTTCGCAATCTTATTTTAACTAACTTTTATGAAAGACCGTTTCAATCTTATCTTGGTTCTGGTGTTTCTGCGCTACTGTTTGAGAACATGACTCCGATGACCATGAATAACCTTAAGCTGGCTATTCGTGAAGTCATAGACAATTTTGAACCGAGAGTGCAGTTATTGGATGTTAAAGCCAACTTTGATTATGACAACAACGGTTTTGACGTTACTCTATATTATAAGATATTGAACTCAAATGAGCCAATCGTCGCAGGACTTTTCTTGGAAAGAATTAGATAAAAATGGCACCACTAGCAAATACAGCACTTAGAGTCACAGAACTAGACTTTGACGGCATCAAAAACAATCTAAAGAATTTTTTAAGGTCTCAAAAACAATTCCAAGACTTTGATTTTGATGGCGCTGGTATGTCCATTCTGTTGGACGTTTTGGCTTATAATACTCACTATATGAGCTACTATGCAAACATGATCGGCAACGAAATGTTTCTTGATACTGCTCAGTTGCGTAGTTCTATTCTTTCTCATGCAAAGCTAACAAATTATGTGCCTGAAGGACGCAAAGGTTCTCAGGCCGTTCTAGACATCAAAATTACACCTGCTAGTACAGAAGATCAAGTTAAGAATATCATTACACTCAATAAGTATACAAGATTGCTTGGTAGAGATATTGATGGTGTAAACTATCCTTTTGTCACGATATATTCAAACTCTGCGGCAAAAACAAGTGGACATTTTCTTTTCAACAATGTTCATATTCGTCAGGGCGATGTTATTACCAGACAGTATGTTATGGACGCAGGTAATACCAAAAGACGATTTACTATTCCATCAGCAAACGTAGATACCGATACCATCACGGTAACTGTGCAGCAGTCTTCTACAAACGCTTCAGCTATTGTTTACAATCCAGCAGATGATATCACAGAAATCAAAAACACATCGCCTGTGTACTTCCTTGAAGAAGAGGGCGAAAACTATGTCATGACATTTGGCGATAACGTATTGGGTAGAAAGCCAGACAACGGCAACATCATTACGATCACTTATCTAGAGTCTGAAGGCGAAAAGGCAAACAAGATATCTGAATTTGACTTTGCTCAGGCAGTCGATGGTTATCGTTCAAACATCATCATAGCTACAGCAAACAGTTCATTTGGTGGATCCGAAAGAGAATCAATTGAGCAAATCAGATTTAGAGCGCCTTATCATTATACAACACAGAATCGTGCAGTAACAAAGAAAGACTATGAATCTTTATTGCTTAAGGATTATCAGAACATTGATTCTGTTTCAATCTGGGGTGGCGAGGAAAATGATCCTGTCGTTTATGGTAAGATTTTCATATCTCTCAAGACAAAGGAAAACTATTCGCTGTCTGAGATTGAAAAGGAATCAATTAAAGAAACACTTATTCGCAATCGCAATGTTCTGACAATTACTCCTGAGATTGTTGATCCTGAATTTGTTTACATTAAAGTTAGAGGCAAGGTTACGTACAATCCAACACTAACAAATCTCAGAGCCAATCAGATCAGATCATTAGTTGTCGCTGCAATTGAAGATTATTCGCAGGACGATCTAAACAACTTCGGTTCTATTTTCAGAAAGTCTCGTCTACAATATTACATAGACAACGCTGATCCATCAATTACGGCTTCTGACTTGGAAGTTTATGTTCAAAAGAGACAGTTGATCGAAACAGGCATAACAAAGAATTATGTTTTGAGATACGGATTCCCATTAAAGAAGGGCGACTTCGTAAACAAGCTTGTTTCTTTCCCACGTATAACAGTGAATGACTCATCGGGTGTACCGAGAACTGTCTTTATTGAAGAAGTTCCAGAATCATTCACAGGCATTGATGCAATTTCAGTAAGAGACTCAGGACAAGATTATACTTCTATTCCTAGAGTTAGAATTGCAGGTGATGGTACAGGTGCTACAGCCGTTGCAGAGATTGTAAATGGTAGAATAAAGAAAATAAATATAACAAACAGAGGCTCAAACTATACAACAGCCACTGTTGACATTAGTGGCGGAGGAGGCGGTGGCGGCAGAGCGATTGCCTTAACACAGTCTAGATTTGGCACTCTACGCACATATTATAACAAGACAAACGGTGAAAAGGTTATCGTTAACAGCAATGTTGGAAGAATTGACTATACATCAGGTATTGTTACGCTAAGAAACATCTTTGTAATTTCTGTTCTAGAAAACGACATTTACGAACTGGATACGCTAACTATAGATGTGCCAGCAGAAGATGAAATCATTTATCCTTCAAGAAACAAGATATTGACCCTAGACACAAATGACGTATCATCTATAATCATAGACGTTATCGCAGAGTCGTAATGAATGACAACGAATAATAGAATATCAAACATTGTAGCGTCTCAACTACCTCATTTTGTTAGGAATGATCACGAAAATTTTGTGCGCTTTCTTGAAGCATACTATGAGTACTTGGAACAAAATGGAAAACCTATAGACTTTCTAAAGAATGCGCTAGACTATAGAGATGTTGACAAGACACTTAATGACTTCTCAAGACTTCTAAACAAACATTTCCTATCAATTATTCCAAGAAATGCCGTTGTAGACAGAAATCTTCTTTTGAAGAATGTTAAAGACCTTTATCGCTCTAAAGGTACAGAAAAAGCAACTCGATTTTTGCTCGGCATTTTACTCAACTCTCAGAAAGAAGCCGACTTCTACTATCCAAAAAAAGATATTCTTCGTGCCTCTGATGGTAAGTGGTACGTAAAGAAAACTCTGAAGATCAAAGACTTCACAGTAAACAACGTATCAAACTCAAACGTAGAAGTTTTGGACAAGTTTGTTAACAAAACTCTTATTGGTGAAGAATCTGGAGCAACCGCAGTTGTAGAAAGAAGAGAGACTTACATCGAAAAAGGTTTCTTGGTAAATGAACTTGAAATTACAAATCAAAAAAGAAACTTCAGCTTCGCAGAATCAGTCAAAGTTACATTTGAAGAAGAGGGACAAACTAAGCTACTAAGAGCCAACATCTACTCAGGTATTATTACCAACGTAAAGCTTCTTAGCGGCGGTAGAGATTATGTGGAAGGCGATCTGGTTCCCATTGAAAGCAACACAGGTTCTGGTGGTGTAATTCGTATCGATTCTGTTACTATCGGCGGCATTAATACTATTGTTCTAAGAGCTGGTGTTAGAGGCAGTTCAGGCGCAGGATTCAGAGCAGGAGACAGAATACTTGTTACTGGCGGCAGCGGTGTAGGTGCTGAGGCAAATGTTCTTACAGTTGTCACATCAACACAACAGTATCATCCAAACAGCTATAATCTTGTGCTTACGACAATCGGTTCAGTGGCAAATGTTTTCTTGAATGCTGCTTCTTATGCAAACATGACTTCCGCTAACGCAAATACAACTATCGCAAATTCGGTTGACTATTGGACATATGCCAACACTGGACCATTTGAATCTGCCATAGTTGCCATTAAAGGAAGAAACTACAGAACATCTCCTACACTTAATATCATTGCAAATACTCGCGTTCAGGCTTTAGGCATTCTTGGCCGAATGGAAATTGTTGACGGCGGTTTAGGTTATGCAGTAGGAAACAAGATTGAGTTTATCAACAGAAGAGTTGGCGAACTTGTGGGTACAGGTTCTGGTGCTGTAGGTAACGTAACTGCAACTCATGCGAACGGTAAGATTACCACAGTTAAGTTTGAGCAAATGCCTGGACATATTATTGGTGGATCAGGATACTCTCAAGAAATTTTACCGACAGCAAACGTTCTCTCTACTACAGGAAATGGTGCCAATATCGTTGTTACTGCGGTTCTTGGTGACGGCGAATCATTAAGAGCGACCACAGATACGATTGGTACAATTCTTAAGCTGACACTGTTGAATGGTGGATCAGGTTATGAAACTCCTCCAACAATTAATCTAAAAGCACTTGGTGATGGCACAGCACAGGCAAGCTCAAACATTCTCACAGGCGTTTACTTCTATGCTGGTCGTTACATAAATGATGATGGACATCTTTCAAGCTTTAACTTCTTGCAAGATAGAGACTATTATCAAAACTATTCTTATGTTGTGAGACTTGATGCATCGCTAAGAGAATATCGTAAAGCCCTTCTTGATCTTCTACATCCAGCAGGCATGAAGTTGCTTGGCGAATATCTATTTGAAGATACGGATGTTGCTGGAGATACCATTGTCAGCAATCATCCTGCGACTTATAACACAAGTTACTCATATGCATATGGAAATTATGTGTCTACTGTGGCATCAACAAATGTTCGCATAAACATATCATCACACGGATTGAGCAAGAACGATGCTGTTTACATCGAATTTACCTCTGGCAACATTTACAGCAATGCTATAAACACTGGTTACTACACAGTAAATGGTGCCAATGCAGGAACGTTCTTCATTACCTACGAGAATAATATAAACGCTAATGGTAATGCTCTCATCTATTATGCGACATAAATAATCAACAAAACATTTGGAATTAAATATGGTATCGGTAATCTCTAAAAATATCTCAGTTTTTTCCGCAA